TATGCCCAATGACATAACCCCAGTCTTTGCCACCGAAAGGACTTTCCTTCAACATGACCTTGGGGAAGAGAACTCGTAAGTTTTCAACATCCAAGTTTGTGTAAGAATGTGTCACCTGTTCCAGTGTCCACCACAATCGGGTTCCTGCTTCACCAGGACCATCAGTTGAGATGTAAGACTTCTTTGCTATTTCTAATCTATCTTTGTAATCACTCATTATTATTCTCCTAGAATGCTATGTTAGTTACTACTGAAACGACTGGTTGTATTTGCATGAACTTCATGAAGTGTGCGGTGCTTTGCAGCATGTAGTTGGTGATCTTTGAAAGGATACCTTTCAACCAAGACTTCAGTTTGTCAAACGCATTGCTTATCATCCCTTCGTTCAGGTTGGGGTTGTTCTCCAGTGCATCAAACTCTTCGGTTAGTTTACCGACAATCAAACCAACAACAGACCAGTAACGATACTCGCCTGTCTTAGTCTCTTTGCCGTCTACCTTCTTCTTGACTGATGTAGTCTTGAAACGAACGGACAAGTCCATCTTCCTTGCAATGTTTGAGACATAGGATTTGTCAGTGACCTTGTGGTAACTACAGTTATCTCCATCCCAGTCGCAGACAAGAAAGTGTGTGCATGCTGCCTTGCTATCGTTGAACTTGACATCACCAGACATTGCTTCAAATGCAAATGCGTTAGCAAACTCTTTGTTGGTGCTAAAGAGATTGCCTAACTCTTTCATCATTTCTTTGTGTGCTTTGTCTGCTGCCATCACCATCTTGTCTTTGCCCTTTGCAACTTCTTTCTTCAAGTTGCTCTTGGCGACTGATGCTGGTGCAAGACCTTCAAGCATGCTTTCGATCTTCTTAACAACCTTGGGGGCAATGCTGCCCTTGGTTGCGTTGAGTGCTGCGTTGAATGTTGCGGTGGATTCGTTGCGACCTCCACTCATCAACTGTGCTTGACTGCCTGTCTTTAAACTGATCCTTGCTTTTCCAACCATGAAGTCAGTCTTCGGTGTCTTGGTAGACCCTGGGACTTTACCTGGCCAGAACGATGCCCAGTCAGCAGAGACTGGATAGTTATCCGCACCAAGGACAACGCCCTTGCCACGGACACCATTCTTCTTCAAGAAAGCAGCAACTTTGACACCTGCCTCTTTGTCGATGTCGTGCTTGGCGTTACCCACAGGTTTGCCATTCACAGCAGAGATGATGACCTCTTCCATTGACTCACCGCGAGAACGACCTTCCGATAGCATTTCAGTAAACTCGTTGAACTTATGCATGATTCTGTTTCCTAGTATTAGATTATGTGTTTATTTATACTAATCTACAGTGCCATCTTCATAAGTTCCACACCAACTACAAGATTCTTCTTTACCAACCATCAGGACACCATTGTATCGGCAGTTATGCTTCCACAATGTTGCCTCTGGTTCAGTCGTGCTACGTTCACCAACAATCTCTAAAAGCATGTTAGGTTTTTCATCTGACATAAATTGCTCCTAGACTATGATGCTACCAGTTGCTTTCAACCAACCATCTGCAACTTGCGGATGTGCTGGAATGACAGTCAAGATGCAAGACTTATTGAACTCGCCCCTTGGCATATTCTGTGCGCCTGTCATTGAAATGCCAGGTGCGAATCCACCACCTTCATTATCGCTGCCACCTGGGACAAACAGTAATGGAGACTTCAGCATGATTGTCGTTGCAGTTTCACTTGCAACACGACCAACTATCTCACCGCACATAGTAACCAATGTTACAACTTCTTCTTCTCTTCCACTCATTTTCTACTTCCTTCCTTTTTTGTATCCTAGTTTAGTGTACCTTAGTACGTCACTTTCGGAAACCCGTATTGCTGCTCCCTTCTCCTTCTTCATCCATACAGTATTTGAATGGATGTTCCCTTCTTTATCTTTTGATGCCCACTTAGGTGGATTCTTCATCCACTTAGGGACATCGCTATCCTTTTTCACATCTGAAATCCTTCGGTTGATATTCTTTTACCCGTTGTAGTGTTATCAAATACTGGACCCGTGTCCTGTTGTTGCGGGACATCATTGACCAGACCTATGTCTGCGTTCTCTACATTGTAGAGTCGCATCTTACTCCTATCGACACCCATCACAAACCTTTTGTTGTTGTTTGGATCAGCGTAACGATTCTTCAACTGCTTGACCATCACCTGATTGAGTGCGGTCAACTCGTCATTCGCAATCAGTGCAAGCATCAGGTCAGCAGTTGCAGGAAGACCAAATGATTCTGATGTGTCTTCAAGTCCTGGGTCACTGCTACCATAACCACTTCGGGTTGTTTGGGTTGCACTCATTATCGGTATGTTGTTCTCTACTGCAAGTCCTCGCATCTCTTCAGCGATTGCCTTGATGTATGAGTAGGTGTTCACATTGCCACCGACCTTCATCCTTGAGGATGAACAAATATTTAGGTAGTCAATAAACACGATGTCTGCGGTGAACTTCTTCTTCAACTTCAACTCATTCATCAGTGCGCGGAAGTGACCACAGTGTGCTTGTGCTGTTGGATATTCCTTGATGATGAGTTTGCCGTGTGTCTTGGCAGCAATCTTATCAATCTTAGATGTGTAAACATCCTTTGATAAAGTTTGAATCATGTCAATAGGTGTGTCCAACAAGTTAGCATCAATACGCTCTGCGATAGACTCTTCTGACATCTCCAAAGTTATGTACAACACATTCTTACCAGCACTCATCGCTGCGGCAGCAGCATGACACATAAACAGAGACTTACCAGCACCAGTGCCAGCGAGTATGATATTGAGTGACTTGTTCTTCAGTCCACCTTTGGTGATAGTGTTGAGCATGTCAATGTCAAAGGGTATGCGCTCCTCTACGCGATGGTAGAAGTCGTAGCGCGACTCTGAACTTGTCAGGTAGTCGTGACCCACATTGTTGTCGAACGTTACACCCAACGCTTTAGAGAGGATGTCAGGCAGTGCTGTCTTGGTCAGTGTGTCGTGCTTACCATCGATGATGCTGATGGACTCCAACACGGCATTGAACAACGCTCTGTCCTGACACCACTTCTCGGTGTTAGTCAGCAACCACTCAAGGTCTGTCTCTTTGTCCTCGGTGAAGAGGTCAGGCAGTATTGCTACGCCACGCTGATAGGTGTCATCATTAAGACCAGAGTCTTCATCTTGCAATGAGATGAGGAAACTGTCCATGCTTGGTGGTTTGTTATAGACAGAAACATATTTGACAAACTGCTTGAACATTATCTTGTTGATAGCATCACTAAAATACTTGTCATCCATGAATGGGACAACCTTTCGCATGTACTCATCATTGGTGAAGAAACTACGCAACACCATAGTTTCCATATCAATATTCAATCTTCTCTCCTGTCTCTTTGTCGATGTAAAGGTTGACTCCTCGCTCATGGAAGTCAGCCATGATATGATCTATCAAAGCACCGCAATATTCATCAAAAGCGTCTTGCATTTCTTTTGTTGCATCCAAGTCTTTGTATTTCTCTGAAAGAAGTATTAGTTCCAGATCATATGTGATAGTTTCGCACTCATCAACTATTTGGATGTTAGTGTATTTGATGATGAAGTCTTTCCACTCACCTGAATTGATTATCACCAACCACTGCGAATCATCAGTGGACTCAGGGTCTTGGGCGACAATGTAATCAACGCCTTCTTGCATCAGGAACCTCTACTATCTTTGCGTCTGCAAATTGGACAAAGTTTATGTATCCCGCATCTTCGCGGGACTTGTACTCTGTGCGTTCAATGGCAAGCAATGGAACTATCTCACCAACCTTATCAGCATACCAGCGCATGCCATCACCCCTGCTTGTTATCAAGAGTGCTTCCATCATTCTCCAACCAACTCCATAGCGGATAGGTCAACAAGTTCTCCACCAATCTGGAATGCCTTGCGGGTAAACTCTTTGAAGTCTGTCTCATTGAAGATTGATTCCCAGAACTCAGGTTCTAATGTGTCCTTCTCTCGCACCTTAGTGCCGATGACATCGCCAGTGGTTGTGTCCACTTTCTGATACCAACCGTTTGAAGGTTTAACAACATAAGCACCAGCGAGTGCAACATCAAGCAGTCCAGAGTATGGTTCAATACCACCTTCCCAAGTTACTGAGATAGGAATCTTCGACTTCTCGCGAACAAAGCGAGACTTCTCAACGTTGATGATGAAGTCATACCCTTTAATCTCTGTGCCGACCTTCTGTTGCCTACGACCGATGATCCAGACATTGTCTGCTGAGTACATGATGCCAGTTCCACCAGACACGATGTCCTTTGGAAACAAACCAATCTCTTTGTATGTGTGGTTGATGGCAAGCATTGGGATGTTCTTCATTGACAGATATGGTGTGACCATACGGAACAGACTCTTGAGTTGCTTGGCGCGAGTCATGTCTGCGACAGACTTCTCGTTCATTGTATCTTCGAGTTCCTTCTTAGATGCAAGGTTACCGATGGAGTCGATGACTATGATGACATCGTCCTTCTTATCCAATGCTTCAAGTTGTGCAACAACATCAAACTTCAACTCTTCCACATTCATTACAGGTACATGCAAGACACGGTTTGTGTCAATACCGAATGTGTCAAAGTATGCTTGAGGCGAACCAAACTCTGAATCGTAGAAGATCATCACTGCGTCTTTCTTCTCTCGCAAGTACGCTGCTGCCATAAGCAGTGCGAACGATGTCTTAAAGTGTTTGGATTGCCCCGCCAGGACGGTCAGTCCCGATGATAGACCACCATCGATGTCACCCGACAGGGCAACGTTCATCATAGGCACACCAGTGTTGATTAGTGCGGATGGTGCGTAGACTTTGGATTCACTCAGGACAGCAGTATCTTTGATCTTGCTTGCCTTCATAAGTTTTTGCATTACTGACATTTACTTCTTCCTCTATTACTCAATTTCAATACTCTATTATAAGCATTCAGGATGGGATTGCAAGTCTTATTTGACTTCTTTGAATGTAGTGTTGGTTTCATTGTCGTGACATACCCAACCGTCTTTGAGGTCAACCCTTGCGTATTTTGGGTGTTTCCATGTCATTTCCTCCATCTTTTGGATGTAGTCATATTCATCCCAATCATCCTCACCCTCGACATCGATGATGATGGAAAAAACGGTGGTCTCTGTCACAGTGTATGTTCTTTTTGTCATGTTCTATCCTTCCTTTACAAATATTCCATCAACCATCATACCCTTGCGGTCTTTGATATCATCGTATGCCACTTGCAAGCAGTCGGTGATACTCAGGTTATTGCGTTCTGCGATATTGATAAGCACCACCATGATGTCACCGATATCATCGCTCATGTCCTGACCCTTGCAGACATTGTCGCTTAACTCTCCAACTTCTTGAATAAGTTTGCATACTTGGTCTTTGTCTGTTGCACCATCAATCAGGTTGCGGTCGTAGTGCCAAGTCTTGATATTGTGTATGAGTTCGTCAATCTCTTTAGGACACTCAAAGTTGTCTATTAATATGCTCACGGTTACTCTCCTATTGAAGTATAATGTCAATGAACATTAGTGCTACACCAATCTCACCATCTTTGTTCAAATGGATACTGTCTTCATCAATATATTCTGGCATCTCGTCAATATAAAGAAGGTTTAAATTATCCCAACGCATTTCGGCATCTGCCAGTGCTTGTCTCACATACGTTAATGCTTCTTCTCTACCAGACATATAAATGTGCGGAACCAACCAATAAACTTCAACTCCATCCATAGAACTCATGATGAGGTCTAAACCTGTTGGGAACTCTTCCATGATGGAAACCACATCTAAGGTTTTATCTTCTCCAGAATATGCTGCCATGTCATTTGCTCCAAGAGAAACAAATACCGTGTCAACTTGAGTTTGTCCTCGTATTGCAGTCACACGCCCAGACCAATATTCAGAAGACCCATCGTGAACTGTAGTCATTCCACCCATGCTGTTGTTAATAACCATTGGTGCATTATCCCTGCGAGATAATGTGCTGACAAAAACTGAAGAGGTCTCTTCCATAATACTGTCGCCCATTATGAGTACAGTGCTAGAAACTTCGGGTTGCCAATAACAACCCGAAAGCGATGCTATCATTCCTGCTGCTAAAAATGTTTTACGAATGTTCATTTTTTTCTCCTATATGTATTGTTTTAACTGATCCTTTTCGTAGAAGTTCAAGTCCACAACTAGCACTTCCAAGAAACTGCTCGTCATAAAATACTTTTGCTATCCCACTGGATATCATAAGTTTCGCGCACTTGATGCAAGGCGAGTGTGTTATGAACATCCATGTGCCTTCGCTGCTTGATGAACTTCGTGCTATCTTTGCGATGGCATTCTCTTCAGCATGCAGCACCGCTTCTTTGGTGCGTACTTCTCCATTTTTCTTTTCCTCGCAGACGTTAGACATACCACTCGGCATGCCGTTGTATCCTACTGATATGATAGCACCAGTTGAGGGGTCAACGATGATTGCACCGACCTTCAATCGTTTGGCAGTAGAACACTTAGCAAAGTTCTTTGCTGTCTCCATGTAGGCACTACAAACTTCTTTCTTCATCTTCATAATCAATCTCCAGTGTAACTATTACTGTATGCGAACTTCAATGCCCTTGCCGCTTCTACGTCTAGGGGTCTAGACTCATACCAACCACCAGTCTCACCATCAAGTTGCTTGCACATCTCAACTATCTGGTTCTGCGTGATAGGGTACTTGTTCTTCACTGCGTTGCATGCTGTTGCAACCATTATCTTGTACATCAACGAATACCAACCAGTGCTGCTTATCATCTTGTATTCTGTTGCCATCCTCTTGGGGAAGAATGGACAATCGTGATAGTTTGTCCACGACACACTGGTGTTATCCATTTGACTCGCTCGGTGTTCAAGCACTTGTTCGCGGATAGCGTCAGGCAGTGAGTCAAGGAATGAGTTGCCTGTCTTGACAGTGTATGGATGCTCACGCATCAGTGTGTCAACGTTGAGGTCTTCGGTTCCACTCTCATAAATCCAGTTGTCTGCATTTTCATATTGTGCGGGAATGTAGAACATGCGAGACATATCTTTAGTCTGCGCGTCAACCAGTTCATTCATGTGCTTGTTCAGTGCAAACCAGAATCCTGTAACTTCGTCAGCATCAACATTGCGGTTGAGTTTGAACACTGCGCGAAACTTTACCTTCTCAACACTACAACTTGCGGTTGAGTAACATAGGTGATAGGTGTCGCCCAGTATCTTCTTCATCAAGGCAGCAACTTCTTCGCGAGACATATCGACATCGTCAATATCCACGCATGCCCACTTGCCCCAGTGAGTTACACTTCGGTTTGACCGAGTTGTTCCTGTCTCATACTGTGCTGGAGAGATGAGTGGTGCTTTGCTCTTTGTGTTTGGTATTGCAGACAGATTAAGCAACAAGTCACGAAACTTGCCCCATGACTGGAACATCATCACCTTGTTGGTTGTGTTGTCATACCTTGAACTAAACATTGTTAGCGCGTACATTTTATTAACGACCTTGCTTCATCAGTTGTTCCAAAATGCTAGACATTGGAAAGAATATTTCGACTGGCACATTTTTCTTGACTGCGTAATCGTGAGTGTACCATGTGCCACCTCTCGAACTATGGGAAGTCTGGAATGGTATGACGAACAGTATGTCACACATATCGACAATGTCTCTGTTACGAGCAAAGTAAGTTTTCTGCTCCAGTATGACATCACTGTTGTGGTGTGCGCGGAGTTTTTCGTCAACTGGAGGATGACATACCGTTTGGATGCCTAACCCTGTTGCT